GATCCGCGTTCTGAATTTAGTTTTATATAATATGTTATTCTTTTAGTTCTAAAGTCTTTGGGAATATGTAATTCCTGTTCTCTATATGTAATATTGAATTTTGTAATTTTATTAATGAATGTCCGAAGCTCATTTAAAAGCATATCTTTATCCATTTCGCCTACGATTTGTATTTTATCAATATTAACACAAAGGTCTTTCTTGGTAATGATATCATGAGCCCATGATCCTAATAATATTAAACCTTTTTTAGGAATAAAGTTTTTAACAAGGGATAATTTAATAACTTCAATTAAATCCTTCTTTTTATCTTTGCACGTTGCTCCGCCTATGATTCCTTTATCAATCCTATTAAGAACTTCTTTATATAGCAATGGTTCATATAATAGATTTCTTTCATAGTCATCTATAATGGATAATTTATAATATACATTAATGATTTCTATTTCTGGGGGCATTAGAAGTAATGAATTAGTTTCTACTGGCATAATTAAATCCATGAGTTTAACTTGTTTATACTTTTTAATATTGTAAATGGTTGCAATGAGTCTTACGTCGTATTCTATAACATATTCAGTATATTCAACGACAGTTTTTAATCTTGTTAATTCTGCTGGGTTGATTAAATCTTTATCTTTATCTTTATGCTTTAAATCTAGCATACCTTTTTCATGTATTATATTTGTTAATTTATTCGCGTGATAAAAAGGATCCTCTGAAAAAATATAAAACGATTGATCTTTAATAGTATCGTATGATTCCTTCAGTGCTAATAATTTAGGTATATTACTAACTATTAAACCGTTGGATTTGCAATATTCTAAAATCACATTGTTAATGTTAGAATATACATCACGATCTTTTTTAATTTGAAGAAATGCCTGTTTCTTTATTTCTTCATACCAATGAGTTTTTAATAACGAACTCAATGACATAACCTATATTTCTTTATTTTAAATAATTTATAAAATAATGATTTGTAAATAATGATTTGTAAATAATGATTTGTAAATAATGATTTGTAAATAATGATTTGTAAATCATTATTTGTAAATTATTATTTTTTGCTTTTTGATCTTTTTTTCGATTTACTTCTAGATTTTTGTATGTCCCCTGATTTTTTGGGATAATGATTATACATTATTTTTTCTTTTCCATTACACTCCATCACTGATTGTAATTTTAAGGAATGTGTATTATCAAATAAATATATATAATCTACACTAGGGCATGGTAAATTTAAATATTGTGGTATAGCAGTTTGAAGTTTAGCATATGCATCTACAACAAATTCACGTCTCATATGTCTGCCGGTATTCTCTGAACGCGTATTTATACGTTTAAATGCTTCATCCAAGTTTGTCAAAATAACTATACATAGATGCGTTGTATAACCGGCATTTTTTAATTTGTTAATAACATATTTAGTATAATAATCAAAATTTCTCCCAGTTCCATCATAAACTAAATTATATCCTCCTTCATATGCTTTTTGATATAAACGATCATTTATCTTGTTTACTTCATTACGGCATTTATTATCATTATTAAAATATCTAGTTACTATGATATCTTGATCTACAAGTACAAAATCATTAGTGTTCATTTTTAATTTCTCTATTACTTCAATCCTTGCGTTAGTTTTTCCACTCCCTGGGCCTCCTACCATAATAATTGCAATTTTTTCTTTTTTCTTTCTTTTTAGTGCTGATTTAATATAATTCTCTATCACGCTTTCTTTTAATTCAATTTCACACGCCATTATATTATTTAAAAAAAATAATTATTAATTTTGGGTATCTTTAAAATTAATAAATTTATTTGTGTTCGGCATTGTATTTATTCTTCATTTCTGTTAATACTGCTAAATGATTCTTTGACATAAATTTATACATTTCTTCTCTTTTGAGTTTTGATACTTCATTAGCTGGTAATTTTGTCCATGTGCTTTTATTTTCTTCTTCAATTTGTTCTTCATTTTCTTCTGTAATAAACTTGGAAAAGTATTTATTATCTTTATCATACATTTTGTAGAAGAATTCCATTCTATTGGGTTCTCTCTTTTTCTTTGAGTCATCTTCAGTTTTTGACCTGCTTTTTTTAGTCGATTCTATAGGATTGAATGCTTCTTTATTCGATGTATCTTTACTAGTTGTTTCTTTACTAAGCGTGTCTTTACTAGTTGTTTCTTTACTAAGCGTGTCTTTACTTTGTAAGTCTAATAATTTACCAATTGATTCATCTGGTTCTTCAATAGTTTCTTTCTTCTTTGCTACCTTTCCTGTTTTCTTAATTGTTCTTTCTATAGGAGAATCATTACTCGGCTCTTCTTTATATTCATTATCTTGAGTAGGAGGTTTAGATTTCATTTCTAATTCTTCATCAACTTCATAATTTGCTTCTGTAGGATCAAATATTTCCGAAGTAGGAGTATCGATTTTAGATTTGGTTTGTCTTTTCTTAGTAGGTTGTTTTTCTGCAATGATACTAGCATTAAATTTATTCTGTTCTAATAGATCTAATTTAACACCTACGCTATTCATAATACTATATAGTTCAAGAACTTGGGCGTTTGCACTAGACGAATCTTCACGAATTTGTTTTATATCTGCTTTAATGCTTTCTAAAAGAATTTTTGTAGAAGTCATAAAAGCCTTAATTTCAGTAAAAGCAGAATCGTTTTGTTTTGCCATGATGCTATTTTAAATAGTAATGTTTATTGCTTTATATGAATTCACATTTTAAAAGAGTATATAAACATTTTTTATTTTTTAAAATAAACATTTTAAAATAAACATTTTTTAAAATGACCATCCTATATGTTCATCGTTATTGTAAGCGGTATCGGCTGATCTTACAGTGCTTACATCTCTATGTACAACTGAGTTAAAATATACATCATTATGTTCAAAATAAGAAGACATGACAGATTTATAAAACCAAGGATCATCTTCTTCAATAGTCATTAGCCATATATTTGCTTCTGTAGCATTTCTAAATCGGCCTATTCTATGTAGCCATTGGGCACATTGTGCAACTTGATAACGGGGAATAGCTGTTATAGGGCGAAAATATAAAGTATATGAATTCTTAAGATATGCCGACATTATATAACAACAAAAAAAAGAATAATTGATTTTTATTTTTTTCTATGTAATTAAAGTAATTATTTACTGCAAATCTCAGCCCATGATCCATTAAATTGTTCTCTTTGAGTCTTATCGACATTTGTTAAAGATTGGTCTAAGACTGAAGTTGTTTCGCTTGTAGTTGGTTCAACAACGTCATGACGCGTTGCACGTTGTAAGATACTTCTTGGAGAAGTACGACGGGAAGGTCTCTGCTTAGTATTAAAATTATATCTAGACCTGCGTTCATTTGATTCATATTCAGCACGTTGGTCTGAACGTTGATCTGATCGTTGATCTAAACGCTGTCCGCCACTATGTTCAGAACGTTGATCTGATCGCTGTTCAGAACGTTGATCTGATCGCCAATTCCTGTTAAGATTTCTATAAGGCTGTCTTTGTTGTTGTGTAAAAGGTCGCCTTTGTTGTTCTTCTTGTGTTTTTTCTTGTTTGATGAATTCCGTGCGAGTATAATGAAGAGTTTCAGGACTCCAGATTAAATGAAACTTTCCATATAGGTTAAAATGATTGATAATACTCTTTGTATGAGTCCATAAGATTAAACATCCCACACGACTTCCCGCTGAACGTAGATATGCAGTAAATGATTGTGGATTGTTATTGTATAGAGTTTTTACCAAGTTATATTGTGCCATGTCTTCGATATTATCTTTAGATGGCTGGGCACTATTAAGAATAAACTCAAATTCAGCCATCGTATCATCAGTTAGATTATTATCTCGGATTAATGGGCAGTTTCTAAGTGCCGTATATTTTTCATGTAGATTTAATAAAGTAGTCATTGGACTATCCCTCTCATATAATATATTTTGTTTATATTTAACATAAATACGCTGGCATACAAACATAAGTTTATATTATTATTTATATTGATTCATAAAATCTACCATATTTAATTTTTTATTATTTGGTATAGGTTCTATATTATTTTTCATATGCCATTCTACTAGATTCTTTTCTATTGTTTTATTATAGTCTTTTACAATAGGGTTTTCATATGTTTCTCTATAATTTCCATTTATTAAGCATTTTTTAATTCGTTTAATATCTTCATTTACTTTTTCTATAGTTTTCTTTGTAATTACTTCGTTGATATGGATTATATCTTCTAAAAACTTTCTTGAATAATATTTAGCATCGAATAGCGGTATCTTATATGTAGAACTAATGTCTTTAAACTTTTCCAACCAGCTAAACATTAATTTAATATACGGCTCTTCCATGATATTATCAAATTGTTTAAATCCCTTGCCTACTAAGTAGGTTTCGCTATTTGCTTCTCTTGACGTATAAGGCTTACATACATAAAACTCATCGAAGAAATAAGAAGTCAAATAAATTAAACTTACCGTGATAGATTCAAAAGCTGTATATTGCTTTGTAATAAAACTACCTCCTTTTTTAAGGATTAATAAACCACTGAGAACCTGACCAAAATTCACAGGCATTTGAAGTAGTTCTTGATTGTTATAATCGCTCGATACATCAAATCCTATATCGCTAGTATAAAGATCAATACTACCTTTAAATTTATTATGCATGAATAATTGATTTTCTTTAACCAATACATCACCATTCATATTATCGTCCATAATCCAATTATCTTTATAATTTTTATATAAATGATATTTGTCTTCTAGCGGTTCTTTATCTAATTCATTTTCTGTAATAAGACTTGAACCAATCCATTTGTATTTATCAGACCAATTTCTCTTTGTATTTGCAAAATGATACGTACTTATAATGAAGCTTCCGGGGAAGGCGGCGTTATCAAAGTGTAAGAATTCGCCTTTTACATGCTCTGGCAACATGTTATAATAATTAATTAATTCATAACATTTTAACCATGCATTTGAAACATTACAAGTATTACCCATCTTGGCTATTATTTTTTTCTCATTCTTAAATGGGTCAAATTCTTTCCAATATCTTACAAATGCATTATTTTTATATAGTATATCTAACTGACTTTTTGAAGATGATAAATCAGCTTTTTGTTTCTGGAGCTTCTTAATATTGTAATCTACTTCCTTCTCATTAGATTCAATTATTTTATATTCAGAAATGATTTTGAAGGATTGCATAGGGGATAATATAGTATATTACTATTAATTTAATCAAAATTTAAAACAAATATACGATTCTTGTTTAAGCAAAATTTAAAATAAAATTGAATTAAACTAGGTTATTTAGGTGTGGAAAAAATGTCCGAACGAATCAATTTAGATACGTTGAAGAGAGTTGAGTTGTTGACTTTGTGCAAAACTCTTGGTCTCAATGGTTATTCGAGGAAGACAAAACCTTTGCTTATTTTGGCGATTGAAGATAATTTGCAAAAAAAATCAGCTGACTCAATTAAAGCCGAACAGCCCAAGAAGTTCAAGTTATCTCCGAGCAAGTCAAAGGGTGCAAAATGTTCTGTCAAAGGAAAGGAATACGAGTTAAAGATTCACGACATTGTAAAGAGGTGCGAGATCAATGGCACTGATTTCAACACTCAGACTCCTTCTAAGCTTGGTGGCACAGGTCCTGCAAATGATATCGAATGCAATCTTCAGCAAGAGGGAGATATTGCAATTGAGATCAAAAAGTGCAAAGCTCCCGATTGGATGCAGTGTTCGCTGATCTTTGTTCATGATTTGCAAAAGTGGATTGTCAATCCTAAAGGCAAGATACCAGTCAAGTCAAAGGAGATATTTGAAGAATTGCTTTCTGGTGTAGAATTGTTCAACGGATGCCTTCCTCCTTTCTTAGATCACAAAATGACCCATGAGGAATGGGTTATCGCAAAGAGCAAGACCACTGACTTTTCCGATGTTTACATCGACTGCCCTAGCGATACCATTCTTCGACTCTACAAAGAGAAATCCTGCTCTTACATTCAAATCTCTGACAAAGGTCTGTATCACTTGGGAGATGATATCTGCGGTTTTGGTGTTCCTGTATTTATCTGTGAGCAACGCCTGAGAGTCCGCGTTAAAATTCACAAGACAAAAAACAAAGAAGGATTTTGCGAGATTTCTGTCATTGTGGCATGTCAGCCAAAGAACATTACAAAGCTTGTCAAGAGTCCCCATAGCTTGGATGATGTAAAGTGTTTGCCCAAGACTTTGACATATATATAACCATGTTTTTTGCAATTAGTATATTGCAAAACATAGTTTTATAATATACTAATTCATAGACATATACACTTCTAATAGTCTATCGGCTTCTTTAAATATTAAATTCTCTACTATTTCTTTTTGTGTATCTTTAGGAACTGATTTTGTAATGGTATCCTTTGCTTTTAAATACAAAGTGGATAACAGTGCTTCTCGATCACTTGGAGAAATTCGAAATAGTGCATTTACTAATGGTGGTTGTCTTGGTTCATGTGTAAATCCCGTAAGACTTCTATTAATATGAGACATTCTATCATATAACTCTTTATCACTTAGTTTTCGTTCAGTTGAACAACAGGAATCGCTATGGGTATGTGCGATTGATTGATTACTTGAATGTTCGCTTGAATGTTTGTTTGATTGTTCGCCTGTTTCTTGCTGTTTTGTTTCTTGTTGTCTTGGAAGACTCTCATTTTTTTGAGTATTAGGAGGAAAGTATATATTTGAATTATTCTCTTTAAATGCCTTTTCGATTTCTACTTGTTTTGATAATTGACATTGTCGCCTTCGTTCTAGTAATTCGTCTTGATCTGCGTTCATGGCTTGTAATAATAGCTCATCCCTAACTTCGGCTTCTCTTAATTCGATAGCGTTGTTATTTTTAAGTTCATTCGCTTCTTCATTCGATACCAATTTAAAATCCATAATAATTATATTACATAATTTTTTAATATATAACATAAATTAAAATTTGAATTTAAACATGAAAATATATATCTATAGAAAATGTCATTATTAATTAAAAAAGATCAAAAACTAATTACTATTGAAGAAAAAATTAAAACTGGTATTAGTGATAAGAATGAATATGAAAAATGGCTATTAAATCCTATCAGTCCTTCTTTAGAAGAAATGATTTATAAGAAAGAATTATTATTTATGGAAGATAAGAAAAAAAATAATTATGACTATGATGACGAATCAGATTAATATTCGTCAACTTTAGTTTATCAATTAAAACTAAAGTTTATCAATTAAAACTAAAGTTTATCAATTAAAACTAAAGTTTATCAAGATATTCTTTTTTAAATCTATCAATGGTATTCTCTTCTTCTGGGTCTTCCCATTTGGTTCCGAATTCAGGCATACGATTCATAATGGTATCCATTTCTTTTTCAACCGCTTCTTTATCTATTATCTTTGTATTTTTTTCTATGATGATATATAAGTATCTCTTCTTACTGTTGTAGTATTCATTTTGAAGCTTACATTCTTCATCTCTAGCTATGATATCACTTTCCTTTATAGAATTATACTTGGTAAAATACTCAATTTGTTTTGTATTTAATTGAGCAAGAATATCAGTAAATTCTTTTTCTGTTTTATCTTTAATCTTATCGATGAGTTCTTTTACCTTTGCTATATTATCTACTGCACTTTGCTTCTCATAGCGTAGATGATTTACATCATTCATTTCAAACCTCATATACTTTTCATTGAAAGCGGGAAATGTAAATTGCATTCGAGATTTTAAATTACTCATAGTATGTGTAATAGGTTTAAATACAGTCATTATTGCATCAAATAAAATAGAGGCTGATTTTGTAAAGTCGGGATTCTTTCGAAACTCTTCAATACTTACTGGCAGATTAGATAAATCTGGATCTTCATGAAGTGATTCAGTAGAAAGATAACATTTAAAATATTCAGAATTCGATGTCATGAATAAGATATCGGATTCGCCTGTATAATCATCAAACAATACATCTACAGATTCTTCTAAGATATCAGCAATCCATTCTTTAATGGGCGTTTCAGCATAATTGAAATATTTCATGGACCATTTTGTTTCATCATCTTCCGGTTTTGACATATTAATATAGAAGTATAATAGTATTTTATACATCCTTTAAATTATTAATACAATATATAAATCTACATTACTATTTTTTTGTTATATACATTAAATTTAGTTTTAATATTTTATATAATATAATATGAATAATACTTTAAACGAGCATTTGAACCAATTACGCATATTAAGCCGATTAGAAGAGGGGCAGAGTTTAGATACGAGCGGATCTTTAAATATTTATAAACCATGTCTCGCTAACTGGCTGATGCGTAAATGGAATAAAGACAATAAAGACGCTGTAATAAAATTTCTACAACCTTTTTATCAATCGATTGATCAAATTGCAGAACAGCTTATAGCCAACTATAGAAAGGAAAAGGATGAAAATATCAGAACTAAAATTGTATATCAATTACAAAGCTTAGCAGAGAAGATATTCATTTCTATCAAAGGCATTGAGAACTTATACAAGACCTACAGAGACTATCCGCAAATCATGGCGAGGCTTGAAGGCATAGTTCAAGATATCGCATTATTAACATATAAACAATTACTAGACAATATACCCAAAGATAGACACAAGGGACATATTAAATCTAATCTTACCTTCATGGGAATTATTATACATGTAGTAGAGAATGATAAAGCTTTAATAGAATCTCAAGACAAAAAACCCGAGATAAAAAAATTAATAAATGAAATTGAAGAAATGGATAATATGGATAATTTTTAAAATCAATTAATTTTTATTATTAATTTTATTATTGATAAACTATAAGAATGAATATTGATAATTCACAAACTATAAGAATGGATATTGATGATTTACAGACTAAAGATAATTTAAAAGCTAGAGTAGAAAAATCAAAAGTTCTTGTTCTTGGAGCAGATATGGGAAATAATGATATTGGTGATATTAGTAGATGGAGTATTGCAGATCCTAACTATATAGGTATTAGTGGGAGAACTGATGAAAAATTATGGAATAAAATATTAAATTTAGAAAAAAATAAATATTTTGACTGGAATGATGAACAACGTTTCCTACACTATATGGACACAATATTAGATAATAAAAAGTTTAAACTTATAATAGTGGATAAGGGTACTAGAACGCATTTTCATAATATTGATACTGTGTTAAGAATTGCAAATAAATACATTGATAGAGAAAATGGTTTATTGATTTATGAGATAGATCATTTTACAAATAAAAATAGTAGCACCATTAGCAATTTTCCTTCATATGATTTTTATATGGCTGATTCTATTTATTCATTAAATGATAATAACTTAATAATTGATGCGATTATAAATATGGATTATAATATTCAAAATGACAGTTCTGATAATATTAAATTATCATATTGTATAAAATATAGTGAAGAAAAATATAATACTGATAATGAAGAAATGCCATGTGGCTTAGATTTTTTATCCGATCGTTTACAATATGATTATCGTTATAATATTTCTGAATATATGAAACATGATACTGTTCATACTGAACTTAAAGAATATATTTTTAATAAAAATAAAAAAAGTCTTAATGAAGATAAGGATAAATTTATTGATGACTACAAACAAAGTATTATAAAACGTCAAAGTGAATTTGATACTTGGAAATTAGGTAAACATAAGATTTCTATGCAAAATATTAAAAATTTTATTGAAAAAAATGTTCAATTAATAAATAAGATTCAAGGAGGAAATGATCGTGAAAAAATGATGGACTTATCTAATGATAATTCAAGTTCAATATTAATTTTAACAGGAATGACAACTGGAGGAATATTATCAACGGGACTATATTATATAATGTTAGCTATAATTATATTTTTAACTATAATTCTAATATTTCTTATTAAAAAGAAATTTGATAATAAAAAACAATGTGATAATTCTTATAATCATAAATATCACCAATATCCAATTCTTATTTAATACTAAAATTAGTACCAAACAACCTATCTGTAATTAAAATACCATAATTACAATTTCTATATTTATGATGTAAGTCATGTGAATGATTATTAAAGTATTTATAACCTCCATGTGCTACGATCATAGTATTTGATACAGAAATAAAATGTATAAATCTTGCAGTGAAGAAATTTACTCTACAAATCAGAATACTTAATAATAATGGTAATATATTCACAAATAGCATTTCTAAAGGATGATAATAAAATGTAGAAGCTGTATTGGGTCCTGTCCATTGATGATGGATAGAATGATATTTATACAAGTATTTGGAATGAAATAATCTATGCATTAGATAAAATATAAAATCCATAACAATAAATACCATTGGTATCTTATAGAGGTTGTCAATAATAATAAGTTCTCCTTCTAAGAATTCTTTATCATCTTTCATAATAGTAGAGAATAAATATAAACTAGGTACTAGTATAAATACCTCATTGTATAAAACATTAATTATAGTTTGATTTAAATCAATGGGATAATTAGCTCCTAGCAATTTATATTTGTTCCATTTATTTTTTAATATATAAAAATCAATAGATACCGTTATTAAAAACAATGACCAGTGGAGTATAAGATGGCCATATAATAGTGTATAAAACATAGTTTTATATAAAGCATAAAACATTAATTTATAAAACATAGTTTTTAAAAAATTGATTTTGTTATTTAATAAATAATAACAATAGCAAATGGCATTGATCACTAATTATCCTGAACATTCTCTTCAAAGAAAAGTATCCTACATGGATAATAAAAAGATTAAATTTCCAAAAAGTATTCGACAACAACTCATAGAACATTTATCCGAACATAAGGACATGTTATCCATGCCTTTAGATGTTATCAAAATCATAGCTGAATATACATTTAGTGAGTATGAAAAACGATATTATTCATTATTAGGAGAATATAATACATGTATTACAGATTTTAAGAACATATGGCATTTACAAAAAGGATATTTATATTGTAATGAAAAAAGATATATAGGCCAAAGGTTAGAACCTTGCTATATGTATTCCATGGATAATTTATTATTCTTACGACATGTAAACTACATATTTATAATTGATACTGTAAAAAATAAAATTAAAGAATTCAACATGGGGTATTTAATAATGGGTATGGCTATAGTAAATGATAGAATTCTTGTAGAAATAGAAAAACAAATATTAGAATATAAATATATTGATAATGATTTGTTTATTATGTCAGAACGACCAGTTAATAAAAAACATTTAATAGGATCTTATCTAGATAATATAATGTATTCTTATACTAAAGAGGAAAAGCATATAATCGAAACTACCGATGATATAAGAATATTTAAGCAACAATATATATCATGCGGATTCAATGGCTATTCTTGTGATTCCGTAGTATTCAGTACTAGTTATACTAAACCTCAAGTACCTCATTTTATAAATGAGTTTTATACATTGGATATGTTTATATATGAAAAAAAACAAATATCGAAAGAAGCATTTGAAGAACACTGTGTGCAGTTGTAGTTTTATACAATATATAAAATTAGTTGATTATTTTTTATAAAAAAATGTAGAGCTTGACATTATCACTCGAGTTGAAACGAATGACGACGCATAGAGCAAAGATGAGGACCAAATATGACATTCCCTTTTTCATCAAAATCAGAGAGCTTAGTATAAACTGCTTTCATGGAGAGACCCAACTGATATGGATTGTCGAATTTGATCAGGAAAATTTTGTACATTTTTATTTCCTCAGAGCGAATTTCCGGTGAAAAGTAGGGAATGATATCAGCAACTCTTCCCCCTAGTTTGACGAGTTTGTATTCACCGCTTTGCCAAGGCTTACCATTTCCAACTTCAACAAATACTCTCTTTCCTCGGAAAATGCCAGTATCGCATTCGATCATGCGTTTCTTTATCTCAGTCTCGAAAGCATCATGAACATTCAGCAAAGAGTATTTTATGACAATCTTTCCATGCTCTTCAAAGTAAAACGGAACCTCCATGGGGCGATTGAGATACTTGATCGAAAGGTCAAGGTCAACATGAGTGATGAGATTTTCGCAACGAATGTAAGTTCGGAACTTTGTAGACATCGCAGACATCGTAGATTTTTGAATTTAAATGATTCAGAACACATATTACGTTTATATATTCATTTTTTTTCAAATAAACTTTGAATTGTATTATAAATATATAATCACTTAAATATAATATCTGTTTAAATATGTCCATCATGTCGGATAACTCTGATTCTGATATTGAGGAGAAAATCAACATTGAACAGAAAGAGGCTATCCCCCAAAAAGAAGAAGAATTGAATATTATTCATCCTATCAAGCCATTGAATATTCATAAATTTGATTATTCTATTGATGGTGATGATTTATTCCTAGTTGGTGATAGTCTTATTAATTTAAAAGGATTAGTTAGTCATCATTTAGAAAGTGCAAATAACTTTTATAAAAATGGTATTAAACAAATTATTACAAATGGATTCGTCATTGCTAAGGATTTACTAAATAGACGATCATTAACAGAAGAAGATAAAACAATAGAAAGAATACACTGCATAGTTATACCTACAGATGTACAATTGAAACCGCCTGGAACAATGCACTATAATACGAGTAAAGAATTAGTACTCTATCCTAAAGTAGCCTTTACACGTGAAAAATATTATAGCGGTCATTTACTTATTAGTTGCACGATTAAGGCAACGGCATATTTAAAAGACGGCACAACAATTGAAAGAAGTGATAAAATACAATCCTTTAGAATTTGTAAAGTGCCTATTATTAAAGGAAGTATTATGTGTAATACCTATGGCAAGAGCAAAGAAGCATTAATGCATTTAGGAGAAGACCCATCGGACCCCGGTGCTTATTTCATTGTTAAGGGTGAATGGGCGGTTGATTCAACTGAAAATATCACTTATAACCAGCCTAAGATTTATCTTAACGAAGGTTATGGTAAGAGTAGAGGCCGATGCGAATACATTAGTAAGCCCGGCGACACATATCAAAACTCCGATTATATTCTACTTCGTTATTTTAATGATGAAACTTTCACTATTGAAATCTCACGTGATAAACTTGCAAATATTCAATTACCATTCTTTATGGTATTTCGTGCTCTTGGATGGACTAGCGATAAAATGATGATGGATTGGATTATATTTGATTATGATGATGAAGCAAATAAAACTTTATTAAGTAGCGTTGTGTTGGCTCTCAATGCAAAGTATGGAAAGATGAATTATAAAGATATTTATAATCAACAAGACGTACTAAGACAAATTGTAAATATGGTGCCTGAAGAATTATTCCGATCACTAGATTTACAAAACAAGCCAGAAAACTATCACAATGCAATGTGCGAAGTATTAAAGATATTTGATACATATTGCCTTCCCCATATTGGAATGACTGCATCGAGTAGAGATGAGAAATTAAAATTTTTAGCTTTATTGATTCGTAAAACAATCCTTGTCTATTTGAATTATATACCTCCTACCGATCGCGACAGTTATAGAAATAAACGAATTCACTCTGCAGGGGATAATTATGCGAAAGCATTTAAAACATTTTTCAATCAGACTATTGTTCTTCCTATCAAGAGAAGAATGATTAAAGATTTTAATAGTAGTTCATTTAGTCAAGTTAACCTTGTTAATTTGGTAAAGACCGCTATTTATTCTGATGAATTCGAACGTGTTATCGTTCAAACTATTAATTCGGGTAATAAATCAAGCCTTAAAATTAAAAAGAAAAACATTATTAATCGCCTTTCTACGCAAATTCTAAATAGAAAGAATCAATTAAATGTATTAGCTACAATGCGACAAATTACTGCTACAAGTGCGGATTCTGCCAAGCAGTCGGAACGTGCCAGTGAAATGCGTAGAGTTCATATGTCAGCACTAGGTTATATTTGTATCAGTCATTCTCCTCCAGAAGGTGAGAAAGTCGGTATTAATAAACAGATGGCAATCTTTGCTACGATAGCTACTGCGAGCAGTAGTGAAGTATTAAAGAAAAAATTAAGAGATGATCCTAGTATTATAGCTGAACACTTATTAGAACCCTTGGAAATCTATAGAGGAAATTATGGACGTGTCTACGTCAATGGTTATCTCATGGGTTATACCAAGAATACAATCCTCCTTACTACAAAATATAGAAAACTACGACGCATGTCTCAAATCAATATCCAAACTACGATTTATTGGGACAATACACAGAATGAAGTTCAATTCTTCGTAGATGTAGGGCGTATTACTAGACCTTTGATTATTGTATATAACAATATCAGAGATCAAGATATTGTTATTGGTTTAAAAGCTGATAACAAAGACACGAACAAAGAATCGAAAGATTCATCAAACAAAGAATCAAAAATAAGTAAAGATAAGAATGGAAATAACTTTACACAAGGTATCGGTATTACAAATGAAGATTTGAAAATGCTATACCAAAACAAAAAAACAATCGATGATTTAATTAAAGAACAAAAAGTAGAATATATTACTCCTGAAGAACAGGAGAATTGTTATATTTGTCCTAATTTCGAGCAAATGGTTAAAGATCGACATAATGAGCTACATGAATATACTCATTTAGATATTCCCCAATCACAATTGGGAATTACTGCATTAACTGCACCATTTGGAAATCACAATCAAGCACCGAGAGTAACATTCCAAACTTCACAATCCAAGCAGACATGTGGGCATTATGCATTAAACTGGCCATTTAGGGTCGACAAGGAAACGTATTTACAATATATTAATGAAATGCCCTTAATTAGAACGGCTGTTAATAAATATGTATTCCCCAATGGTGTAAATGTCATGGTCGCCATGATGTGTTATACTGGTTCAAATCAAGAAGATAGTCTTATTATCAATAAGGCATCGGTTGAACGCGGATTATTTGATCTTTCTAAATTTACATTCTACAAAACAGAATTTGAACAGAAGGAAGTAATGTGTAATCCTGATGTCAGCACAACTGACGGCATCAAAACCGCCAATTACGATAAATTAGTAAATGGCATCGTACCCGAAGGAACGTATATTCATGCGGATGATGTATTGATTGGCAAATCTATATCTATTCCCAAAGGTAAAAATGATAAATTCTCACATGTTGAT